CTCAGAGGTGCATTACCTGATGACCTAATCCAGAACGCTAAAATTATGGCTTTGGAAGAACAGTCAAAAGAAGTCAGGGAACTCAGGACAAAGATAAACGACTTGGAAATTAAGATAGGCCAGTGTGACAATGGAGTACGTTGATTTAATTAGTTCCATTTGGCCCATCTTTGTAGGTTTCATTATCCTTGTGTTGACATTAGGTAAACTCATGTCCCGTATGGACGTAGTGGAAGAGAAGGTTAAGACTTTGTTTGAGTTGTGGAACAAGAAGAATGATTGATAAGCTTATAGGGCCTGTGACTGGTCTCTTAGACAAGTTTATACCTGATGCTGACACTAAGGCTAAGTTAGCCCATGAAGTCGCTACGATGGCTGAGGAACACGCTCAGGAGATTGCTAAGGGTCAGATGGAGATCAATGCTGTGGAAGCAGCTAACTCCAACGTGTTCGTAAGTGGCTGGAGGCCCTTCATTGGCTGGACATGTGGCTTAGGTATGTTTGGAAACTTTATTACCATCCCGTTTAGTAACTTTGTTTTGGCGTTGTTTGAAGTAGACATAGTGATACCTCTGGTGCCTTTGGAGACAATGATGCCAGTGTTGATGGGTATGTTAGGCTTAGGTGCAATGAGAACTTACGAGAAAAAATCTGGAGTGTCTAAGTAATGGCTAAAAGAACTGCTCCAAACACTACTGTTATATACCAAAGAAATGCAAGGTATTACGACCCAGAAACTGGTAAGTGGCACGACGCTAAAGATACTTCTCAGCAAGCTCAAGACTTTATGACAGACTTGGGCAACTACTTTGAAAGTCTAAACGTCAGTAAAGACGTCAGAGAAACAACTACTTCGTTCTACTTAGGTCTTTTAGGCATGGAACGAAACTTGTTTGAGCTAGGTATAAAACAAGTGATGGACCAGATAGAAACCGGGGCAGAGAATATAGACAACCCTCTGCTTGGTGGTTTCCTTGGGGACTTAGGTTATCTTGAGTACTATGCTCCGTCTTTGTACGATTATTTTGATGACATGTTTGGAGAAAACAAAACTCTGGACAGGTCAGAAGTTTTAACTAATTTTGGTATTGACGAAGACCCAGTTACACCTGAAGAAGGTGGCACATTTACTCCTGAACAGTTGGTTGGTCGTTATAATGATTCACCAGCAGCGCAAGACTTTGGCGTGTTTGCAACGTATGATCCAGCAACTAATACTTTTATTGAAGACGTAAGTTCTTTTGGTTTTGAAGGAGACGCTGCAACTAAGGAGTACACTCCCGAAGAATTTATGGAGCGTCTTGGGGTAGAAGGAAGTTTTGAAGAAACACAAGCTGAACCAGAAGTAGAAGAAGCCGGTGATTCAGAAGGTTGGACATGGGTAAACCCTGATCCAGACAAAGAACTGCCTAGAGTTTTGTTAGACCCACGGCAGTTAATCGACTTTAACTCAGGTAAAGACGTTGTTTTATCAGACGGTACAGTTATAAACAACACAAACTCTGAAATAATAGGCGGCGGTGCTGGTAGCGGTATGTGGGTATCGCCTACAGAATTAGAATCAGAAGTAGAAAGACCTGAAGGCACTGTAAACTTAGAAGACCTTACTGAAGAACAGGTAGGCACGTTTTGGCCTGAGATTCAAGAGTCCTTGGAAGGTTTAGGAGACGTAGTAAAACAAGCTGTCTTTGGAACCAGTGGTGTACCTAAGACTCCAGACGAGTTACTAGAAGCTATTGAAGAAGGAGTCATGGAAGGTCTTAAGGGACCTATTGCTGTTACGTTTGATCCAAACGAAGGCTTAACATTAGATATAAAGATACCCGTAGGTTTTGAAATAAATGGTAACTCCATACAGTTGCCTATCTTTAATGAAGACGGTGAGTTTGTTTTAGGACAGTCTATAGTAGACGAAGCAGGTAGAATATACAGAGAAATTGAAGGTACTTTACAAGAAATAGGAAACATCTTTACTGACGACGAAGGCAACGTGTTTCTTGACATCGTAGACGCAGGTCAAGTCGCACTAGGTCAGTTAGGCATTAATGAAGAAGGTCTTTTGACAGGAGTTCTTGTTGATGCAGCTATTGGAGACTTTCAGTACGATCCCGGAACAGGACAAATTTTAGAAGAAGGATCTATTGAAGACATAGGGCTTGACGCTGGTGAAGAAGACGGTTTAACAGATACTGTTGACGACCGTGGTGACGACGTAGTAGACAGAGACGATCCAGAGGTAACTCCATTAACAGGCCCGGACGATCCAGAAGAGCTAACCGAAGAACCTTTAACACCACCTAAAGGTTCTCAGTACATCGATGACAGAGCAGGAAACATTGTTGGTGCAATAGGACCAGACGGAACTGTTTACAACGTAGACGAAAACAATGAGTGGTCAGTATCTACTTCAGACGTAGTGACAGAAGGAGGAACAACAATTCTTCCCGGTGAAACTACAATAGGTGCTGGAAGTCCTTATCAGGACGGAAGTGCTGCTGACGACTTCTACGGCAGTTTTCCTGTTGATGGTACTGTTGATGGTACTGTTGATGGTACTGTTGATGGTACTGTTGATGGTACTAATGATGGTACTAATGATGGTACTAATGATGGTACTAATGATGGTACTAATGATGGTACTAATGATGGTACTAATGATGGTACTAATGATGGTACTAATGATGGTACTAATGATGGTACTGATGATGGTACTGATGATGGACAACCTCCTTTAAGTGGACCACCGGGTAAAGACGGCACTGATGGTACTGATGGCATAGACGGTGTAGATGGAGTTGATGGCCTAGACGGTACTGATGGTATCGATGGTATCGACGGTATCGACGGCATAGATGGAATAGATGGAATAGATGGAATAGATGGAATAGATGGAATAGATGGAATAGACGGCATAGATGGAATAGATGGAGTTGACGGGGTAGACGGTATTGACGGCCTAGACGGTACTGACGGAGAAAAAGGAGATCCCGGAGAAACAGGCGCAACAGGCGCAAGAGGAGCAGCAGGTGCGCCAGCAAGAAGTAGAGGATACATGGGCGGCTTAAGCTATGAGTTGCCACAGTTTGTAGGAGTACAGTACCAGCCTAAAGACTACACTGTTGAGTTGGACCGTATTATTAACGAAAGTTTGTTTAAAGGGATGATCTAATGACTTACAAAGATCTAGTCAACAATGTACTTAGGAGGCTCAGGGAAACAGAGGTTTCTTCTGTGCAAACTAATTCCTACAGTAAACTCATAGGTGACCTTGTGAATGACGCAAAGGACCTTGTGGAAAACTCATGGGATTGGTCTGCACTTAGGACTACACTTACGATTACTACTACGGCTGACGTCTTCAATTACTCCTTGACTGGCAGCCAGAATAACATCAAGGAACTAAACGTGTTAAACGACACGTCTAACTTCGTGATGCACTACCAGACTAACAACTGGTTTGACTCACAGTTCCTCTTGTCAGCACCGGAAACAGGGTCACCAATGTACTACACGTACAACGGTGTTGACTCAGACGGTGACACTTTGATCGACGTTTACCCAAAGCCTGACGGAGTTTATTCCTTACGTTTTAACTGTGCGTTACGTAATCCTGACTTGAGTGCAGACACTGACACTTTGAAGATACCAGCGATGCCAGTAATGCACCTTGCGGTAGCCTTTGCTGCTCGTGAGCGTGGAGAAACTGGCGGTACTTCGACGCAAGAGTACTTCGCTATGGCTAACAAGTACCTGTCAGACGCTATTGCACAGGACGCCGGTAGACACCCAGAAGAAACTATCTTCTACACGCCTTAAGGTACACACTATATGGCACAAGAACTAAAAAGTATTAATCTTGTAGCTCCGGGCTTCAAGGGTATCAACACTGAGGACTCACCGTTGTCTCAGGACCCTTCTTTTGCTGAAGTTGCTGACAACGCAGTGATTGACAAAAGAGGGCGTATAGCAGCACGTAAGGGTTACAACGTAACGACTACTAACAAGACGGAGTTAGGTAGTGACAACCTGAGTGCTATTAAGGAGTTCAGAGACGACGCAGGTAACACTAAGATCTTCTCTGTGGGCAACAACAAGATACTCAGCGGCACAACCACGTTGGCTGACGAGACTCCGGGTAGCTACACAATCACCGCTGACGACTGGAAGATGGTCAATTTTAACGACAAGATTTACTTCTTCCAGCGAGCATACGAACCTCTTGTGTACGACAACGCAGGTGGTTCTGTAATTAAACTTAGTACAGTCTCAGGAGCAGCAGGTGTTGCTTCAACGATGTACGGTAATGAAGTCTTGGCGGCTTACGGTAGACTCTGGACTGCCGACTTCGCTACAGACAAGTCAACTGTTTATTGGTCTGACCTTTTGATAGGACATGACTGGTCCGGTGGAACCTCTGGGTCCATCGACATAGCTAAAGTGTGGCCTGACGGTCACGACGAGATTGTTGCACTGGCTGCACATAACAATCTCTTGATTATCTTCGGCAAGCGTAGTATCGTAGTTTACTCAGGTGCTGACGCTCCTGCTACTATGGCTTTGTCCGACACTATTTCCGGTGTTGGCTGCGTAGGTAGAGACACGGTACAGTACACTGGTGTAGACGTAATCTTTCTTTCCCAGACTGGCTTAAGAAGCTTCGGAAGAACGATACAAGAAAAGTCCATGCCAATAAGCAGTTTGTCCGGGACGATTACCACGGACATTATACAGTTAATCAACGAAGCAAACGAAGTTTACAAGTCTGTGTATTACCCAGAAGCAAACTTCTACCTACTAACTTTTACAAACCAAAACATGAGTTATTGTTTTGACATTAGAGGAACTTTGGAAAACGGGTCATACAGAGTTACACGCTGGCCTGGCACTA